GGAAACTGAATAGGTGGATCGGAACATACTCCGTATGACCAGGCAGCAGCGTGGATAACGCTGTGAGAGCAAATTAGCACGATCAAGTGTTAATGGCAACATAACGAAATGAAACATAATAAAATCAATACACAATCTTACTGGAACGCATTTTGCGTTCTGTACCGAAAGGGTACTGAAACTATTAGTTATCAATCAAAGATTGATGACTTAAGTCCATATCGTAATATTTACACTAAACTTACGAACATGATACGTGACGAAGGTGCTAGATCAACTGTCAAATATATCAAGAAATTACGTGTTCTTGTATATAAGATAATTGGTCAAGAGCAATTTGACGTTTCATTCATGAAAACCGATAAAGCAACTGGACTACCAGCGATCTTAGGACCGCAGATAGGCCGTGCCTTATTAGTACGGGACCAATTCACGATCAGGATGTTACTATCCCTTTTACAGGTTAGTTACATCATTACTGATGGGAAATTGATACCAGAGATAGAAACAATCACATCACCATCTGAAGCAGATGATGACCTTGTTGCCAAGATCACCAAATACGCCAGTGACAATATGAAAGAACTATTTCCTCATGCTGAAATACTGCCAGATTGGACAGACCCTCACGAATCTACTAGCGCAGGACCCTTGGGACCTGCGGTGTGGACAATTCCTGAAGAACTAGACCTCTTAAGCGAAGATATGATTTCTCATATCTCAGCCTTAGGAGGAGAAGCTCTTGAGGAGTATCTACTCAATTGCTATAATAACCGAGACTTACTTCGGAGAACCCACGAATTTCTCGCGGATAAGCAGGGTAAACCTGCACGGGGCGCTAATCGAAATAATTTACGTCGACTAGCTGCTATCCCCGCTCCAGAATGTAAGACTCGAATCATAGCAATCCTAGACTGGTGGACTCAAACCGCACTTAAACCGATACATCAATGGTCTTTTGACCTATTGAGAACGATTAAGTGTGATATGACGTTCAACCAGGACGGATTCATTAAGGTCCTCCCCAAAACAGGGCCGTACTACTCGTTTGACCTATCAGCAGCAACAGATCGTTTTCCAATATCTCTACAGGAAAACTTCTTGTCGCTGTTGATCGGTGAGCGTAAAGCACGAGCTTGGAGAGGTTTACTCACGGGCCATAGGTTCTCAACAAGCTGGAACGCTGAATATTATTCATATTCAGCGGGTCAGCCGATGGGAGCTTATAGCTCATGGAGTGTCTTCACCCTATGTCATCATCTAATAGTACAATACTCTGCTTCGCAGTGTGGTTTTCCACACGGCAAGTTCAGAGATTATTGTATATTAGGAGACGACATAGTAATAGCTAACTCACTAGTTGCCGGGTATTACAAGGATGTAATAAAAGGACTTGGAGTCGGAATCTCAAAGGAGAAATCATTAGTATCTTTAGATACCTATGAATTCGCCAAGAGACTCGTATGCCAAGGCCAAGAATTAACAGCCTTTCCTCTAGCGGCTATCGTAGAAAACTCAAAGAGCGTCACCGCACTTTGGGCTACCACTTTAGTAGCTAGAGATAGAGGTTTTACATTCTTAACCATCTACAGCAACCCGGGGATTGTTGCCGAGTTCCAGCGCGCGTGCGGTCTCATTATCAGAGAGACCGAACGCATAGCGCGGGAGCTCGATGCATTGCATTCAATAACACACCAAACAGACGAAGAATCATTCAACTGGGGTTTATTCCAGGTGATAAAATTCTTCCGTATGTCAGCACCTTGCACAACGGATATAGAAGAGCTTACGCACTTCTTAGCTATTGAGCTTGGTGGGTGCATTGTTAAATATCAAAGCACTCTGCTGAACGAAACCACCACTAGATACTTGGATCTACGAAGACTCATTACTGAGAACTTCATAGAATTCTTGCAAAAAGAGGCAGATTCCGGTCAGGGTACCACTTCCCAAATGGCTACAACAACATTAGCACGTGATTATCCTTTATTACGTCTTATGGGTCTTGCGACCCTAAGAGCAATGCAGGAAAGTAATGAACTGCGACGCGTCCTGTCTGAAGGCCCATCAATCGATTTTATTCGGTTGACGGTAACCCCAGTTGGGGATTTATCACGGGTCATATCTCGCATGGTTAATGTAAAAGCAACAGCTCGCCAAGCAGCGTTCCTCAGATTTTTACGAACTGAGGTTAGCCTTATGGCCGAACGAAGAAAGCGAGCATTACGAGGCGACTTTTAGCAAGTCGCGACTTAAGTCACAATTCCTCTTCGACCACACGGTTGGGGAGGGGGGCTGCTCCATATCTGACGTAAATCAGATATGTTGAGTTTGGACCGTTA